CTCGTACTTGGCCTCGTCGAATATGATGATCGTATCCGTCGTGACTTTCAGCGCGAATCCCGCATCGTCGCATATCTTTTTCAGGACGTCCAAATCGGACTCATCAGACTGTTCCAACTTATCAATGTTGGGATTGTCAGCGCAGTCCCAGAACAGCTTCATGCCATTCTGCCAGGCGATGTCATTGGCCGCCTTCCACACGGAGATATTCTCCCATACGTGCGACCGTAGCGTACTTCTCAGCGTGCTGTCGTCGCCAATAGTAATAGCAACGGCCTTAACGGTAACGACATCCGGAGCACTGGACAGCTCAATCTCATCGACCTCAAATTGTCCCCATACCACATCGGACTCGCCATCATACAGCCCTTGCCAGTTATACGTGCACAGTGTGACGTCAAGCGTCGCGCCCTTAGTCGGCATCCAGTCAGATTGCCATAGCCCTGCCTTATCTTCCAAGGTCAGCGATATGTCATCGACCTGTCCGGATAAGTTATCCGTGTAGCTGGCGCTTATAAGGTACTCCGCCAAGGCCTCAGAGATGTCCTTGCTGTTGTACGTGACTTGTAACCAAGCTCGACGGCCTAAGTGCTGCTGTGCCTTAACGCCATCCATGGCTTGCGCCTCCAGCCTCTTAACGTCGGCTTGTAATCTCTGTAACAAGGACATCTACATCACCTCCTCCACGGCGGTAATACCGTCGCTGACTCCGCGCTAATCTCCGGGCAGACGAGTTCCACGCCTGCCGGGAAGACAGCCACATCGCGATACATGGGGTTAGCCTCTAACAAGGTCTTGACATGTTTTTCCGTACCGTATACCCGGTACGAGATGAGATCCCACATATCGCCCTGCATCGTGATATATGTACTACTCATAGCTTAACCGCCTCCGTTCAGACGACCAGCGCCGCATCAGGCCCTCGAATTCTCGCATTTTTTGGTCCATGAGCCGGGAAATATCCTGCTCAGTGTTCGGCCCGCCGCCCTGGACGTTAATCGTCGGGGCGAACGTTATCTGCGCCGATCCGCCAGCGGGAGACGGAGATGGTACACCGGCTACTGCCGGCATGCTGGGATTGATGCCCAACATCTGCCCTGCCTTAGCCCACAGGCCATAGGCATTGGCGTCATGGGTAATCGGGACGATGACCTCCGGATAACCGGCTTCTGCGACCCAGGTCAGGTACGGATGACTAAATACACCACCACGGGCAGACTGGCCAGCCGCTGCGGCCGCCTCGCCATCGCCGCCCTTGACAAAATTAACGACGGCATCAATGGGATGCGCGAAGGTCTCCTTGAGGCCCTCCCACTTGTCGATGCACCACTGGACGCCGGAAGAAACAGTATCCAAAATACTGGAGAATGCGCTCTGTACGGTGCTAACGGCGGTATCCCATACGCTTACTATGGTGCTCAAAATCGACTCAAAAATTGAAACGATAAACGCGTACGCCGCCGATGCAGCACTCGTTATGAATTCCCACGCGGCCGCTGCCGCCTCAGAAATAGCACTCCATGCAGTCGATACCGCGGAACAAATCGCATCCCAAGCGGCGATACACGCGGCCCGGAATCCCTCGTTAGTGTTCCAGAGGTACACAAGGACGGCCACAACGGCGATAATAGCCATAACGATCAAAATAAATGGATTCATCGCCATGATTGCGTTAAGCGCCATCTGAGCTGCTGCGGCGATTCTGGCGCCTACAGCGTATGCTCGCTGAGCTGCACCGGCTGCAATAGTAGCCGCCGTCGAAGACTTAGTAGCTGCCGTCGTTGCTGTATACGCTCCACGTAGCAAGTTAACAGTCGCCACCATGTACTTGTAATAAGCAACTGCTGTCCGTATCGTTAACGCCGCCATCGTTAGCCCGATTACGGCCCCAATGGCTACCATAATGACCTGGGCCAGTGTCTGATGCTGCGCGACAAACGACGCCACGGCACCCGCAGCAGCGGCAAACGCGCTCAGTACGGCTGTGATTGCCGGCAATAATAGGCTGCCCACGTTGACAGCCAAGGACACCAGGTTGTTTTTGGCCAGCTGTAGCTGGTTAGCGGTCGTCCCGGCACGAGCTTGATACTCGGCCTCCATGGACCCCGCGTACTGCGCAGCGTCCCCGACCTTGCCGAAATTGTCCTTAAGGTTATCCAGCTGGGTCAGAAGCGGCGCAATGGCGTTGATGGACTCCTTACCAAATAAGTCAGTCATAACCGCGGCTTGCATCTCTTCCGGCAATTGCTTGATGCGGGATAAGACGTCTATGATAGTGCCTTGGGCATCGGTCTGCATCCTCTTGGCAACATCTTCCGCCGTCAAGCCTAACTGCATATACGCCGCTACTTGCGACTTAGTCGCACCGGCACCGGCTACAAGGCCTAAGGCCATATTTTTGACGCCCGTTGCTGCGACGGACGACTCGACGCCTACCGACGCCATGGATGCGCCGATAGCGGCAATCTGCGAAGCACTGATGCCGGCTACCTGCCCCAACGGACCTACGCGAGTAACGATGTCAGAGATAGCATCGCTACTAGCGGCGGTCGTATTGGACAAGTAGTTGACCTGGTCCGCCAGCTCGACGACCTGGCCTTGATTCATGCCAAAAGCTGTCCGCCACTTAGCCATCATCTCGCCAGCTTGGTCCGCCGAAATATCAAACGCAACGCCCATCTTGATAGCGTCAACGGCAAACTCCTTGAGATCGCCTCTTGCAATCCCTGCCTGACCACCGGCGGCAACGATTTGAGCGATACCGTCCGCAGCCATAGGCATTTCCTGCGACATCTTGAGTATGTCGTCGCCCATCTCTTTAAATTGTTCCGGAGTGTCAAAATCGACCGTTTTCCGGACGTCCGCCATGGCCGATTCAAATTTCATCGCCTCATTGGCCGCGATGCCAAGCGGTACGGCAATGGCGGCCGCGAACATAGCCCCGGACTTGAGATTTCCGACGGCCTGGGACAGGTTATCGGACGCCTGCTGCTTAGCGGCAACGCGCCCCATCGTAGCCTCATACTCCTTGGCCGCCTGATTTTTTTTGGCCTGCACCTGGAGCATGGACAGCTCTGTATCATACTCGACATATCCCTTGCTGCCTTGCTGCTTAGCCGCAGCCTTTTGCAGGGCCCCCATCTCGCGGTTTGCGGCGCGTATCTGGGACTGCATCTGCTTAGTTTGGGCGATTGCCCGGGACATGGAGCTGCCAACACTGCCGTCAAGTTGTCCCTTAATGGCAATAGCCATCTCCAATACTCGATTAGCCATGACGGCTGCCCCCCTTCCCGACGCTGCTGATTGCCTTGTTGTAATTTTGGATTTCGTCGGCGATTATCCGCCGCCAGTCCATAAAATCGCTGATTGGCAGAGACAGAAAAAAATTAATCGGTGTACGCGAGAAATGCGATAGCCTCAGTATGTCTAACCGCAATCGGTCGCCGGTTAGTCCGTGCGGTCCGGCGAGCCCGAACCGAGTAAAAAACCCTGCGTCTTAATCATGACCGCAGTAAAATCCCGTGCCGAAAGTGCCAAAATGTCGTCATACTTGACATCCGCGGCAATAGCGGCCACATGGGCCTGATATACCTGGGACAGCGACGGTACGACCATGCCGGCGTCCTCTTTCTTAGCTGCCTTTTCGCAGTTAAGCAATGTATAACCTGTAATTTTGTCAAAATCTAAAACAAGTGTTTTCTTACCATCCGGCAGGGCCCGGGACAACTCAACGACCCAGTCGGACGGCACGGCCACCGCCTTTTCAGACGTCTCTACAACAGTAGTTTCTACCACATCAACTTCTTTTTTCATTTCGCGCCTCCTAGATGCCTAATGCTTTACGGATCTGCTGTGTAAGGTCCTCGCCGCCAGCGATAAATTTATTGGCGTATTTATCGACCTCGAGGATAGTCTTGCCGTTGACCTCGTACTTGATGTACGTCGTCTCGATAGTATTGTCAGAATCGACGGTGCTGGCAGGCTCCCAAGAGCCGCCAGACATGGCCTTAGATCGGCCACGGATAACGACACGGATTGTGTCGATAATGTACTTGTTCGCTGCGCTGTCCCAATACTGATTGGCACCGCGTGCTTCCAAGGCAACCGCCTGGCCACCGACTAACTTAAGATTCCACTCGCTATTGATGTTGTGGGAAATCTTGGTTTCCATCGATTCAAATTGACCAAGTACCGGAGCTTCGATTTCGCCGCCTACGCCTACACCTTTAACGGTCTGCGTGATCGACTTAAAATCAGGCAACTCCAGCTTAGCTACGCCATATAACGTACCTCCCGACTCGTCATACAACCGGAAATCGTTAAGCACTTCAGGCATTTTATTGATTGCCATATACGCACACCCCCCCTTATTGGAATAACGCCGCAAATGCCGACGTGTCATATTCAGAAATTGTATCGATCTCCTGCATCGGCACCGGCGGCGTCCGTTTTTTGTGGAATCGGAAGATGCCGGCAGCGAGGTCCGTAGTCGGATTTTCTTCTTCTAAAAATTCAATGCTGCCGTCCAGAATGTACTCACGCGAGACAAGGCCGTTCAAGCGAATGCGCTCAGAATCAAGGATTGTCTTGATATTACGAGGCTTGCCGGGCTTATCAAGTCTACTCCAGTAGGTCAGCACGAATACGGTATCATCCCAGTCGAACATCCGGCGAACACACAGAAATGCATCCTTGGGGTCCGTCGTGCCGGGATATGCACCGGTATAGTTGCCCCAGAGCACCCAGCCGGCAGGCGACGTAATCGCCGTAACAATGCCCTGACTGTTGAGGTGATTAGCCCGCGTAAGGTCCAGTGTAACCTCAGTGCCATCCTTGAGGCATAAGCCGGTAATCGGCAGCACCTTATTAGACGGCGACTCATACGGTACATCATCGTTAGCGGCGTCAGTCTGACCAATGCGGCCCATTGCCAACGTGGACATGTAATAACAGTGGTCGCCGATGCGGCCCATCGGCCAGCCGACGTACTCGTTGTTATGCGTGTAACCGTTGCCGGTTTTCCACATATTACAACCGCTGTAAGACTTGACCTGCGTCGTGTCGATGTCCACCAGTACCGTACAGCTAAACAGACTGTTAAATTTCTTACTTTTGGCGGCCATGACTGCGGCGACCTCCGGATGATGACTCCAACCAGGAGCGGCCAAGAGGCCTGGAACAAGACTGGTCTTAGGATAGATGGTATCAAGCAGCTCCATGCCAGTTGCTGCATCGTTACTGCCAACGCCGCCGATAATATCAGCATCCTTGACCATGGACGAGTCGACCGCATCATAAGCCACATAGATAGTCGTACTATCAGCCAGGGCGCCATCCTTAAGCAGCGTAATAAGTACGTTGCCATCGTCGTCATAAGCTGCCGTATAGTCCGTACCGGCCTTAGCCGCGGTCCCGGACGACGTGCTGGATACCTTAAGTGATGCCAAGATAACATCATCCTCGATGACAGCCGTCTTATTGGACACGGTAACGGCGCCGCTGGGCACCGATTTTTTATGCTTTGCCGGGTCCAGGACATTGATAAACACTACCGGAGCGACCGCGAAAAGCTTGAATTCTGCGTACATCGCCTCGCAGAGCGTGTACTTATCCCAGTCCTCATGGTAGCCTAACTGCTGTACTGCCTCTGTCCAGCTGTAGCAGAGGACAGGCTCATTAATTTTAGGGGCGCTGGCCAGATGGACCGGCGCCGTCCCAAAGACTACCGGAAGCCCTGCTGTCGTCTGCGCAGTTGCAACGACCGCGGTATCGATTTCCGATGTCTTGATGCCATGAAAAAATGCCATGTCTACTTACCTCCTCTTCTGTCGACTGCCGCCCGGTAGAACGTATGCAGGGCAGTGCCTTTCGTCCGCAGTTCCGTCAGCGCTTGGTTAAGCTCAGACGGCGGCACGAACAGATGCTTCAAAATTTCATCATCCGCTTCCGGAGACGGAATTCCACCGGCAAAAATCATGCAATGATTAAGCCGCGAGTCACGGAATCCAGGGCCAATATAGATAACCGGCCCAGTGTATTGCGCAGCTTTTTTTGTGGGCACACGTTCTTCTGTGTCCACAGCTGCTACTTTTTCTTTGTCATCCATTTTCTGGACCTCCTATCAGAAATGCGTCAATATTATCCGGCTGCGGGATGTGGACTTCAAAATCTATCCGCCCCCACCACTGCGGATAGGGCTGCTCATCCGGTACCGACGTTTCCATCGAGCCGTTTTTTACGTTATATTTCCCGCATACGGGGTTATTACTCAGAAGGCAGTGCCGAATATACTCAAGTACATGGAACATCTCATCAGCGCCGTGGAGCATGTCCTGGTCACGAGTGACGACAGAGATGACGACCGCCACGATAGACTCATCTGCCCGGTCCATGACGCCCGAATACCCGACAACGATTGCCGGGCATAACCGTTCTTTGACCTCCGGCGAAATGGCTCGAGGCAAAAAGCCCGTGAAACAATTAATGGCCTCACCATCTACGGTAAGACCACTATATGCTTGCATTTTATTTTTCAGAAATTTCTGCAAATCAGTAATTACGTCTAATGGTACCATTGCTAACCACCTGCCAATCGTTCCAGCTCATGCATGAGCCTTTTCTCGTACATTGCCATGCCCTCGGCAGTCATCTTAGCGACAACTGCCGGATTGCCGTACAACTGCGGTACCGCCGGCCCGAACAGGCCTGTTACGGGGTATCTAGGCCGCCCTTCACGAGCCGCAAATCCGCGGCCCGGCATGTCAAAGGACCGAGGAACAATAGAGCCGCTGCCCTTTTTGATCGACACGAAGATACCTTTCCGGCGGCGTGTTGCCTTGTACTTAGTAACAGGCTCTTCCGGGCCTCTTATGTGGATAGTCGTCCCTAAGGCGTCCGGCTTAATAACCGCGGCGCTCTTAAGGTCGCCTGCCTTAATGGTGTACATGCTCCGGATCTCCTGCACCCCAGCCTTACGCGCTGTAATAGCTGCGCGGCGGGACGCCTGCTTGATAGCACTCAGTACTTTTCCGCCGCCGGCAAAGCCCTGAAGTACTCGCTCCACTTGTCCGGTGCCTGTTAAGTCGATGCTAATCAATTACGTCACCTCCGCATGCAGCTCAATCGTAAGGATACCCATGTCATCAATGACGCTATCAACAATACAGATAACGCCGTCAAGGTCAAATCGCTGGCCATATACCGGCGTCATGGACAAGTCCTGCTTACGACAATGCACAATGTACAGCATGCCCTCAAGGCCATCGTATAGATTGTACTGCCTGCTAGTCAGCCATTTTTCTTGGCTCGTCGGGCTCTCTACGATAGCCTTGACGACATCACCATTGAGATTGTGGTCATCAGCAAATTCATCGAGATTTATGAATATATCAAGATCACACGATACCTGATCCTTGAATGTAGCCTGCTTTTCGGAGCTGTCCTGCTCTGGTACGTCATCTTGGTAGAGCTTAGCCAGCGTATCATTTATTCGGTCATCGCGGCGGCTCATTTTTTCCGATTTTTTGCAAAATCCACAGGCGGCAACTCTACTACCTCCGAGTCGCCATCAACAGGCACATCTTCAACGGGCTCCGACGGCGCGGCAATATCAGCCGCATCCACCGCCGAAAATTCCTTAGGCGACGCCTCGACCAACGCAGCCGCAACGTCATCCGGAAGATCAGCAACACTGCCGGCCGTGTACGTTGCGCCGTTATAGCGCAACGTAAATTTTTTAACCAATACTTTCATGGCGCACCTCCTACTTAACCTTAATGACAGCCCAGTCATCAAGGAATTCCGGGCAGATGACGCAGCGGCTGGACATGGCCAACGAGCTTACGTCATTTTCTACGTCCGCGGTAACCTTAGGTACATACTCATTGCCGGCGTAGGTGTGATACTGGCCATCTGCCTCGAGCTGCGTAATAGCGCCAAAAAGACGTTTACCGCGGCCAGGGACGCCCATGATGATGTAATCATCCGGGATGTACGGTACAAAGTTATCATCTGCGTCCAGATAGCCCCCATCATACGTGTAGAGCTCAAGAGACAACGCGGAGATATAACCGACACGGAGCAGGTCAGGACGGACAAACTGCGGCTGGACGCTCAACAATGCCATATTATCGCGGCTGGGGATTAGCATAAGGTCCCGCAGCTTGGTATTATTGGTGATGTACTTAGCTACCGTGCTAGAGCAGATAGCCATCGTCGGGATCATACCGGCAGCGCGGCGAATCTTCTGGGATTCTGCTTCCAGGGCCCCCAAAATATCTGCCGTCGAGTTATCCCAAGTGTCAGAACCGGATAACGTCGTCTTATTCGCGAATTCCGGGAACGAGATAGTGTCCACATGGGCGACATTACCGTCATCAGCGTACCCCTCGATATTGTACTCACCGTTGATAAGCAACTGTGCGGCCATCCATTCCTGGCGACGTGTACACATATCAATCAACTCACTGAGGTCACGAGCTCGGATTTCAGCGGCGCGTTCTGCCGGTGTCTTCGTCGAGTAGACCGTTTCGCCGAATCCACGCATGATGATGTCGGCAGGCTCGATATTGCGCTTAGGACGCATCAAGGGAGCCTTATAGGAGCGGATAATAGATCCGGTACGGGCCATATTAACGCCCTTCCCGCCGGGAACGACAAACGGCGCCATTAAGCGGCCACCCTTGCGGAATTCCATATCTACGTATTCCGTGGAGAACGTTTGTACTTCCGGGAAAAATACATCAATCAACGTAGTCGTCGGCTTGAAAGAGCGCTCAACGGCACCCAATAATGTTCTGGTATCATCGTAATTCATCGCTACATGCCTCCTTAGCCCTTAAGACTTGTAAGATAGATGCCGACATTTCTCAATTCGGCTTCATGGGAATTGATATCATCACCATCAGCAATAACAATAGATTCCCGGTTAAACTGGCCCTTAACGTATACCGTGGCTACCGTATCTTCGGCAACGACCGGAGTCGCGAGAATCGCATTAGCTGTCGCTCCTTTGGCCGTAGCCACTGCCGTGCCGTCCGTCACCGTAAGCAACGCCCCACGGGCTAATGTGGCACCGGATACAGCTACATTCTGCGTGACGATGGATACATTCGTTCCGCCGATAAGGTCGTCATAATGGACGCCTGCTGTGGTCGTAATTAATTCTGCCATTATTTTTTACCCCCTTTTTCATCGTTCATGGCCTGGATAAGCAAATCCATGAAATTGCTGCCCTGGTCAGCCGTTGTGTCACTTGTACCGGCTGCAATATCATCGACGCCGCCAGCCGCTGCATCAGCCTGCATTGCCTGCATCTGTGTCTGAGCAGCCGTTTTGACGCCCTGGACCGCTTCTACGTAATCGCGGATGTCATCCGCCGTGCCGCCGTTTTTCTTAGCCGTGTTGACAATGGCCTCTACCGCCGGATTACCGTCCAGCATAGCGTCCAAGTCTGCTGTACGTTGACGCTCCTTAGCAACTGCATCAGCTGCAATCTTTGCAGCGTCCATCGGTTTTGCCTGGTCCGTAACCTGTTCCGGAGCCGCGCTTTCTGCTTCCGGCTGCGTTTTCGGTGCGTCGTCAATCCGCAGGCCTAACGCATTCAGAAATTCTTCTAATTTCGATTTACTCAATTTTTCCGCCCCCTTCGGCTTGTTGACCGGTGCAACACATTGCGCCAGCCCTTTTTTGTTTTTGTAATTAGTGATATCAATTTTCAATTCGTTGACAATCAGATTGTTGCCATCCAGTACCGACTTAATGCTGCCGTCAATCTCATCAGCAAGGCCCATATCCAGGCATTCCTGCGCCGTCAGCCATGTTTCGGCGTCCATCATCTCTTCCAGCTGCGACTTATCTACTGTTACCCGCTTAAGATAAGCCGCAATGATGGACTTGCGGACGGTACGCAGCGCATTAGCGCACTTATCGAGCTCATCCGCTGTATAACGCGCATCCAGCCCCATTGCCGGGTTATGAATCATCATCAACGAGTTGCTAGGCATAGTAATATGCGCACCTGCCATAGCGATAATCGTAGCCGCTGATGCGGCTAGCCCATCAACAACAACATTAACATTACCCGCATAGGCAACCAACTGATTATGGATAGCGTGCGCCGCGAACACGTCGCCGCCCGGGGAATTGATATGTACGGTAACATCCCTACCGTCCAGGGACCGCAGCGCATCCGAGAATCGAGCAGCATCTACAGAGTCGGACCACATCGGCGCACTGGATACGATGGGTCCGTAGATATACAATTCAGCGCTATCGTTTTCCGCGGAATTTTGGAAATCCCAAAATTGTCTCATCCTGTATCACCTCCCCCGGCATCCTGCGCCTCGGTATTATCAGCCCTCGGATACGCCATACCATTCTTAGCCCAGGTGTTGCGCTCCAGGGCTATATGTTCGACGTTATCGTCGTAGCTGGTCCCCGTAAGTTCGGCGGCCTCTCTTTCGGCCGTCGAGAATCCATACTTGACACGTAAGGCCGCGCCATTGACCTCCTTAACTGGGTCAAGTAAGCCCATAACCGGACCATACCAGCTGGCGCCGGTCCATGCCTTGGTAAGCAATGGGTCAGCTCCAAAGCCAGGCGCATCGATACGCCCAATAGCGACCGCTTCCGCCAACCAAGCCTCATAGACAGGCTGACAGAAATCCCGGGCGAACCATGTGCGCCGCGTCCGGAACATGGTAGACGCCTGCAATAATGCCGCCCTAGCCGCGCTGTACGAGGACTGGAAACGATTCATGAGCACCTCTGACGGAATGCCCAGGGACGCGCCAATTTGCGCGATTAAGGAATTGGTAAATTCTTCGAATGTCGACTGCGTCCGGCTGCCGTCAATGGCCTTGACATCGACGCCACTAGGCAGCAGATTAAGCGTCCCCGGCCCGACCTCGATATGACGCAAGTCATCCGGGTCAATCTGTTCAGCCGGTGCGTATGTCTCACTGAGCACATCGCCAAGGTCGCTTGTCGTCCCGGAAGTTGTGAAAAATAGCGTGAAGAACGACTTGATAATCGCCGCGGACAGCTCCGCATTGGTATATCGGCTGACCTGCTTAAGCACCTCGATAGCCGGCGCCAGGTACGGGACGCCGCGATACTGTTCCGGGCGCTCCTCATGGGATACCTGTAAGATAAGCGGCATCCCTGTACGCCGGCCAAAGGCCTCGACGCGCGTCCAGTCAAGGCGCTGGGAGTTGTTCGTCGGGTCATAGGGTACCCGATTAGCAATCCAGTACGCGACTACTGCCCCATCCTTATCTACCTCTACCCCGTTAAGGATGCGGTTATTGTTGGCTGGATTACGGCTCTCGACGGTCATATTGTCCGTGTTGCTGTAAGCGGCCATATCATGCGGATTGCATACCCGGGACGCCTCGAATAACTGTATCTTAGTCGAGTAGATACTGCCCATCGTCGGCTTGCGATACTTGATAGCCGCCCAGGCGTCACCATCCACTAAATACGATAAGTACGCAATGTCTTGCATATCGTAAAACGAGTGCTTACGATACAAGTCACATTGTACCGACTCCGCCCAGAGCGCAAACTCCTGCTGTGTGCGATGCTGCCACGCCTTAGCCTCGTCAGCGGTCATCCCCAGCAGCTTATAGTCAATCTTAGGGACTACCCTGAGTCCTGCACCGATGACATTAGCCCGGTTAGTATTAACAGCACTCGCGCCGATCGGCGAGTTGATGTACATATCCGACGATCGATTGCGCAGCGTGCTAAGGTTAGCGTCAATGTCGGCACGCGGCGACGACTTCAGCGGATTGTACCCGCGGAGCGTCGACCTAGTCCGACTAGCCCCGCCTTCGCTGTAGCCGGTATTCGTAATTTTCTTATCCAGGCCGCTCGTCGGATGCCGCGCCTTACGTTTTTTCTTGCTCATAGCTGCCTCCTAATCGCGTAATATTACTTGCTTAGTCCTGGACGTCGTCCGACTGGCTCCGTCGATACTCGCACCAGCGGCCAGTAATTTACTGATTTCGCTTCGGATTTCGGCCAAATCCGCGCGGGTCAGTGTGCGATTGCCTATCTTATAAGACTGTCCGCCGGTTAAGATAGCCGTTTCCGCGGCCATATACTGTTTCAGCCGCATATTTAACACGTCACTCATTCTATACCTCTCTTGATTACGCCATATCTAACTTTTTTCCGCCGAGTCGATTTGCTCTTTTTAGTAATCGGCTCCCCGTCTTTATCAGCTTTTAGACGTTCAAAATCCGGATCTATCGACATCATACAGGCCAAGTTATAGACTTTCAGGTCGAGGGGTTCGTTACGATGGTCATTCGCAACGTTGGTCCACTTATATATGATGCGACCGTTGCGTTTTTCAGGCAGTTTTTCTTCCGCAGTAAGCCCTTTGAAATAGATCTCATCGTATCCACGGTTCCACAGTATCCCACTAATGGAGTCTTTTTCCGGCTTATCAAGCGGAAAATGCAGGTATTTAGGGCCGGGCACCTCGATTGCTAAGCGGTCCATGATATACTGCTTAGCGCTATTGACGCCGATAAAAACTCGCGGTATCGTACGCCCCGGCAAAACAGTTATCTTGGCTACCTTGTGGATAATCGGAGCATCCCTTGATGTTGCACCAAGAATAGCAACTCTCTGCCGGGCAAAGCGTGCCAAACAATATCTGTATACCGACTCTCCATAGTGGCCGCCAGCATCGATGAATGTCCTGGACACTGTCAGCCCCGTCCCATCCGCATAGTGATAGGTACGATCCAGCTGCTCATCAAGAAATTTCCACACCGCCGCTGTATCCGGGACGCCTAAGATGATGTCTTTTTTGATGCCCCAACATTCCTCGCCTTCTCCCCAGCCGACAATCTCATACTCTAAACGATTGTCCTGGACGTCAACAGCAGCCGTCAGCACCAACACGCCATCCGGCAGCTCTGCGCCATACGGCTCTCGCCGGGCCAGGAGCTTATCGATATCGTCATAGCTGCGGACATGTTCATATGGCTCTCCGAATCGCGTATTGACAACTACCTTCTCGCGCTCCGGATCTCCTTGAGCATCTACCCACTCTTGCATGACGTCGGTCCAGGAAATCCAAGGCGAGGCCCAGCAATTAACAAAAAAACTGCGTACGTGATTACGTATCGCAGTTGGATTCTTAGCAACATACTTCTGCGGCTGTCGCCGCATCTCGTTTTCGGAAAACGAAAACCCGCAGTCCGGGCATCGCCACGACACCGACTTGACATGCGTATGTTCTTTTTTCCGGCCGTCTTTGACCGTCTCCTTATCTGTGGTCATATCTCGATGTGTCAACAGATGGTACTCACCGCAGTTAGGACACTGATGCTGCCACTCCTCCTGCGTCCCATCCATGTACTCGACCTCGATACGGGATTCGCCGGCATTAGTCGGCGTCGAGAACAGCCCCATGGTCCGGTCCCAGAACGTTGTCATACGTTTTGCCGCCAAATCAACGGGATCGCCCTCAGTGCCGGCACTGTCCGGAAATCTATCGACCTCATCGGCCAGTAATATCTTAATCGGTCGAGATGCAAGCCCGGCAGGACTGTTAGCGCCGCCCATGATAAGGCGGCCGCCCGGAAAGAGCTTGCTCAAGATTGTATTGCCTGATTCGCGGCTCTTGACATCGCGGAAAATATCCCTCAGCGCCTTAGTATCGCGTATCATCGGCGCTATTCGGGACTTAGAGTAGTCCTGGGCCATGTCTACCGTCGGCTGGATCATGAGGATTGGCGCCGGCGCGAGATGAGCAAAGCGGCCAATGACGTTATTCATGATGTCCGATTTGCCGACCTGGCTACACGACATGACGACGACGCGCCGAATGCGTAAATCCGTAAAAGCGTCCATGATGTCGCGTTGATACGGCGCCCGATCGGTACGCCATCGCCCAGGCTCAGCAGATGATTCGCTGGATAGCATCCTGTACTGGTCCGCCCAATCAGATACGGTCAAGTTAGGGAGCGGGCGAAGAGCCTGGGCGGCGATGTGCTGGAAGAGCTTAATTGTCTTCTTTTTCATCGCTGCCCTCCTTTTCCGCGAACATATCCGGGCGATAGTCGGATAACTCCGTCAATCGTGACTGGATTTCATCCGTCAACGCTTGCATGATAGTCGATTCATCCTGCCCTGACAGGACCGGGGCCAATTTAGCCGGGATGCCCAGCAGCTGCGACCGTAGATTAGTCAGCATGTCGGTCATGATGATTTCAACGTCCTTGCCTTCGTGGACTTCGTTGTTTCTCTTCGCGAGTTCGAGCTCTGCCAGGCGACGTTTCGCCGCTTCATGCTTCGCCTTTTCGCGATTATAGTCGACGTCCTCCCGAGACTCGTACTTATAGCTGTAGTAAGCCTCTATGTTAGACGGCAAATCATACTGATTTTCCTCGTTCCGGGTCAACACTCCGGCACCGGCCAGCTGATTTACACGCCTCGAGGTAATCCTCAATAACTCGGCCAGGTCTTGCGTAGAGCCCATTATTACTTTACGTGTCCGCCTAGCCAATACAATCACCTCAAAATGTATAATAGGGAAGGAAATGGGCCAAAAAATCGAGAAAACTAGCCCTTTTTCGGGGTGCGAAAGCGCCGCGGCAGATTTTTTCTCTCAGAAGGACCCGTGAAAAATTTCCAACAAAAAAGAGACAGCCAAATGACTGCCTCTCCATATGATCTTGATACTACCATTATACGGACTTCCATAGTGCACTTCAATGCACTCTTCACTTCATCGGCGCGATGATGTCATGATACATCTTGTCGAATGACCGCAGCGCCTGGCCATGCAGGTTGAAGATACCGCGCCAACTGTAGTTCAGGTCCATCGCAATGTCTTCCCATCGCTTTCCATTAATATACCGCGCCTGTAGCACGGCTTGCTGATGGCGGTCAGGCAGGCCTTGGATGAGGGACTTAGCCTCCATCCTCATATCGATGAGTTTATCCCACTCATCATTGACTCTCTCCATATATTTTTCAAGCCGGATATATTTATCGGCGGTATCAGAATTTTTCGTACCGCTGACATGCTCGGCAAGACTGCTGCATCGTAAGGATAGTATGTCAGTTCTGATTTCGGCCAATTCATATTCTGTCTGTTTCAGCACATAGTTCTGATTCCGAATCCGGTTAAGATATTCCTTAGCTGTCATACTATCCCTTACCTCCTAATTACCAACTCAATAATCTTCTGCCCTCGCTTGGTGCACGCTACCCGATACCCGGCCTGGGCGCACACCAACTTAATGATCCGCAGGACCAACTCCGTCCTGTAGTCGTCCTTACGGATATTGTCCAGCGCCTGCCCCGCCGTAGGGTCCCGATACCCTTCGTTATTTCTCATTGCCACTCCCTCCTCGTACGGATTCAATCCGCGCCTTAAGGCTGTTGATTACATAAGCCTGTATCGCGTCTTTCTTTCCCAGTGCGTCGGCCAAGTCCTCGTCGCGCGTACCGGCGCAGATAAGATGATGCACGATAACGGGATTCTCTTGGCCCTGCCGATGCAGGCGCTTGTTCGCCTGTTGGTACAGCTCCAGCGACCAGTTAAGGCCAAACCAGATGATATGATGCCCGCCTTGCTGTAGGTTCAGGCCATAGCCGGTCGACGCCGGATGTGCTAACAGAATGTCTACGTCGCCATCATTCCAGGCCTTTTCATCGTCCGCGTTTTTGTAGATGCGGCATCGGAGTTTCGTTTTTTTCAGTGCCGCCATCAGCCGCTCCCGGTCATGTTGGAAATTGTAGAACACCAAGGCATGCTGCCCGTTGAGTTTTTCGACGAGTTCCAAAAAAGCCTCTATCTTGCAGTCGTGTATCTCATGCGCCTCGTGGTCGTCATCGTAGATAGCTCCATTGGCAAGCTGCTGTAATTTATTGGATAACGCCGCCGCGGATGTGACGTCGATATCGCCTTCCGGCAATTCCAGAATCATCGTCCGCTCTAACTCGCGATAGGCCTTTTTGGCTTTGGGACTGAGAACTACCGGTACATCGTCATAGATGCATTTCGGCAGCTGTAAGTAGTCCGACGCCTTCATGCTGATGCAGATGTCATCAATCCGACTCATGACGGCGTCCTGCGCCCCGTCTTTGGGGTCATACTCATAGATGACGTCTCGGCTGCGGCGGCCAGGCTCAAAATACATCTCCCGGAAATGTGTATAATACCGCCCGAGTCGTACGCCACGATCCAGCAAGTACACCTGGCTCCACAGGTCCTCCAGTCCGTTAGGCGACGGCGTCCCGGTAAGCCCGACGATGCGCTTGATGTGTGGACGGATAGCGGACAACGATTTGAATCTTTTCGCTCGGTGGCTTTTAAACGACGAAAATTCATCGCAAACGACCATGTCAAAGGGCCAATCGTTCTTGTAGTAATCGACTAACCATACGACGTTCTCGCGATTGATGACGTAGATATCAGCCGGCGTGTTCAAGGCCCGGATTCTGCTACTCACGCCGCCCAGGACGGTTGAAAATCGCAGATGCTTAAGATTATCCCATTTAGCGGCTTCACGCTGCCAAGTGGCCTCTGCGACCTTTTTCGGCGCGATGACAAGTACACGCTGTACCTCAAACCGGCCATACTTAAGCTCATTGATGGCCGATAGTGTAATCGAGGTTTTGCCAAGGCCCATGTCCAAAAATAATCCGATAGCCGGCTTACGGATGACCTGACTGATGCAATACTGCTGATAAGGATGCGGATGGAATATCATGATACTCGCCTCCCAATGCTATATGTCAATTTCCCGACCTCTACCGGCGCCCAGCCGCAGTGCGTGAGAATCCAGGTACTCGTTGACGGCCTGCATCCCGGATAAGACGTAGACAGTGCAGTTCCGACTCATCAGTTTGCGCATCTGGGCCAGTTGCAACGGCGTCGGCTTATTGGTCTCGGTTTTCAGCTCCACAAATTCAATCCGCCCATCCGGAAAAATAACGATCCGGTCCGGTACGCCGGTATTGCCGGGCGATACCCATTTATAGGCAATGCCCCCCATGGCCTTTACGCCTTGTACTAATTTCCGTTCGATGTTCCGTTCTAATTCCATTCTCAAGCCTCCCAGTTTTTGTATAATTTCAAATTCTTCGTTTTTCAAAATTTGCCAGGTGTACCCAATAAGGACTAAAAAAAATATTTTTTTAGGGATTTAGGGAGTGTTAGACGCGTAACGCATACATGCATGCGCCCTAATTCCTCTAATACCCCCTAATATCTTACTTTTTATTATTTATCTATAACTATGGGTACATTGGGTACACATAGTAATTAACGTGATAGCTATGCCGTTTAAGGCGTACCCAAAATCAATTTTTTATGGGTACGTATGGGTACACCTTAAATGCATTTTAGTTCTTAAAACTTTATCAAGCATTCTTTACGAATTTTAAGTTTGCCCAAATGGGTACTTTTATGGGTACACTTAAGTTTGGTATTTTTATTCAAAAACATTACTGTTTTATGATTTCAAAGCCTCGCTGGGCCCCACAATACCCGTACCGCCGCTTATCCTTGTTCCGGGTCCAGCCTTCCATGCCGGCAAGGATGAAATTGATATCCCTGGAGTCGGCCCGTTTCATGTTCCTGGGGTCGCCGCCGAAGCATTCGCACCAAATTTCTAAGGCGCATACTTTTTCCCGCGGCCCGGACTCGGCTCCCTGGGTCGTGCCGGACCACCACATCCGCCGGGTCGACAGGCTCATGCTGTCATAGCCGACGGGGATAGGTTTGTCCAAAAATTCGCGGATCATGCCCTCTTTAACATTATCTTCCCGATGCTGGTCCTGCTCTGACTTGGCCATGGCGTCAAGTTCCGGGCTGTCCATGTATAGCGGCTCTCCGTCTTGCCAGTATTTAACGGCCTCCGCCCATAACTGGTCCACTTCGCCGGGCAGGCCTTCCCAGACGTTTTTCGTCGGCGTGAAAATGCCGACGTCCACCGGCCAGAAACGACGGGAGCCCGTAGGGTCCTTGAGAAAATCATGGTCATTGCAAGTCCCGAAGAAGATACCCTTACGCGGGAATCGGCCTGTATGACGACCGTACGGCTGCCGGTAGACGTCGTAACAACGGGACAGGAATTGCTTGATCTCGTTGTCGTCTGACTTGCTATACCCGGTCATCTCACCAATCTCGTTGATAAGGATGCCCTGGATCATTTCGGCTGCCTCTTTGCCGCGGAAGTTTTGCAGGCTGTCGCTGTGCCAGTCCCTGCCGATAGTTTTTAAAAATGTGGTTTTGCCGATGCCCTGGGGCCCGGAAAATACAGGCACATAGTCATACTTACATCCGGGCGTCATAACGCGAGCCACGCCCGCGGCGAATGATTTCCGGGCGACGGCCCTGGTGTATGCGGTATCAGCGGCGCCCAGGTAATCGTGCAGCACCGTTTCCAGGCGATGCACGCCGTCCCATTCGAGGCCTTGGAAATAGTCCTTGACCTCGTTGAAGCGATGCTGCTCCGATACCAGCATCAGCGCAGCGGTAATCTTGTCGCGCCCGGTAATGCCGTATCGGTTCTCGAGGTACCAAGCGATGCCGGCGTCGTCGGTATCCTGCCACAGCCGCCGGTCCTGGTAGCCGTTCCACGGCAGGCTCCCGAGGACAAGGCCGCGCGTGGAGAAGTCATCAATGGCGACCTTCCCGGCAAGCTCCGGGTCGTAGTTAAGGATACGGATGATGTTGTCCATCGTCTTTTTCGGGCGGCCGGTGTTTTGGTCGTACTCCAGCTTGGCCCGCTCCATCCAGTTGACGTCATCGTTATTAAGGACGATGTCGGGCGTCCCATCGGCGGGGTCCACCGCCGAGAATACGTCAGACGCATGCTGCTGAGCTGATGCGTTAAGGTCCGTCATAACGGCGCTGTCCTGCATAGCCAGGCTTTTCATCGCCTGATAACTTGGCAGGCGGTTGACGGGCGTACCCTCTTTGGCGTCGGCGTCATCGTCGCCGAAGCGATGGAGCCGCACAAGGTCAAACGCATTAACCAGCTGACCGCCGCAGGGGTCCGTCGCATGATGACTGTATAAAAATTTGCCGTCGTCGTAGAGGACTGCCCCGGCGACCGTGGTACCGCCTGTATAGGTCAGGCGGTCGTCCTTATCGGTCGTGTCATACGCATTAGGTATATAAGCCTGGATAGCCTGTAGGATGTCATAGGTCCGGCAGAAGGCGCCTACGATGCCCTTTTTGGCCGTCGGGTCCTGCTGCCTGGCTAAGAGTTCCCGCGGTTTGGTCTCTTTTCCGGGGACCTGTGGCCAAAATCTGACATCGCGCCAGTCTCCGTATTGGTCCAGGATGCCCTGGCCACTCGCAAATGGCTTATCGGCGTATCGGAAGATGTACTGACTGTCAGAGCTGCATCCCGGCCAGTACATCAGCCGGGAAACGTCAAATGTCGTCGGGTCGCACATCTCGATACCGATGGAGCTCGCCAGCTTACGGGCGATGGGCTCGTACTCGTCGGCGGTTACGGTCTCATCCAGCGGGATGATGACGCGCAGGCGCGGGCGGTACTCAGCATGCGACCGGGTACTGTAGATAGCGTAGGCGATGCCTAAGCCGTCTACCCGGCGGATGACGTTTTCCGTCTCGCCGCTGCTAATGTTGTCTAAGTCTAATGTTACCAGGTCGCGTCCGGTAACGGCGGCAGCCTTGCGGCGGGTCCCTTGCAACGCCCCGCCGACAAAACCGCCGATGTCCTTAAGGTCGCCTTGCTGACGCTTGGACAGTTTGAGGTATTCGGCAAATGTTTCCGGGGTCCGCTGTGGCGTGCGCAGCCGGTCGATGAATTCCGACCACATGATCTCGGACGGTATCCAGTTAGTTGAGTTACGGCTGCTGCCGATGCTGATGAGCAGCTTACGGTCTGATTGCAAGGTAACACCTCCTTAATGCAATATATAACCTGGCCATAGGTCAGCCTTTAATGAGCCAGATAATGCCAAAACCAATAGCCGATAACACGACTACTGAGTATAATAGGATGATCCACCAGACGATTAATCTAAGCATAGAGATACCCTCTTTCACAAATTAGAAATTGATTTGATAAAATATTCCTTGATGGCTTGTTTCTCCTGCTCTCCGTAGGCTGTGGCCAGGGATGCGACGGCGTGCATCAGATGTGTTGCGATGTAATAAGCATTGCCGTTAATGGATTCAAGACTCATGTCAGCGCCCTTGATGTTAGCCAACAAGATGACGACATCATTGTCGTCCAGAAAGTCTTGCCCTTCTAAGTTTTCTGCTAACAATTTAATGCTTGCGATTAAGTTATCGTTATTCATCTTCGCGGCCTCCTATCACATTTCCACAACAGAAGCTATAATCAGATTCTTTAATCCCCTTTTTTCTTTATAGGAGCATCCATCCATAAGCATATCCATCATTTCTAACAATTTAACAATCGTCGGGAGCGTTGGCCCATTGATGCTTCCCGTCCGGGCAAACCCATCAATGTCAGCCAATAAAATTACGGCGCTATCACCGTCAAGTCTGATGTTAGTCAACTCATCAGATAATGCGTCGATTTGATCGTATAATTCTTTTTGCGTCATTTTTTAAGTCCTCCGATCTTGTTGGCTGTGTCTATCAATTCTTTAATTTTGGGCATGATATCGGGCGCCGCGTTTTTTGCGGCATCGCTCGACGGGAAGCAATTTCCAATGGCCACGTTAATTAGCCCTTCTATCGAGGCTGTGAGATATATGTATGCGCAAACATCCCCAGATGGGGTCAGCGAGAAGAAGGATTGCCCAGGTCTAGGATTGAACTTTTTAGGGTGTGAATCTTCTTCCAGTAACAGGTCATTCGGGGAAACGTTAAGGATTTTTGCGATTTCACACAACCTACCTATTTTAGGCTCACTCTTACCTAATTCATACGCTGCATAGGCCGTAGGCGTTACGGATAACCTATCGGCGACGTCAGCACGAGACATCCCGGCTTTTTTCCGGAGTCTCAACAGATTTTGGCAAAGTACGGTATTACACATAGTGTGTCACTCCTTTCAATTCTCCATGACGGCTGTCATAATCAGCTTCTTTAATACATTTTGTGTCATTTATTTTTCCGCCAGATAAACGTGTCATTGGTCATGCTGTCCATAAGGTCAAATACTGCCATATTGAGGTCATCGATGGCCTCTAGCATGTACTCATCATCATAGCCTGCGTATCGTAACTGTCCAATCAATCCGCAAGCGTCAGAAGTTTTCAGTCCGTTTTTAAAAACACGCAACGAGGTAGTTGCTAATCGGCTGTGTCGATCATAGATATTAATGGTGTATCTGTCGGGTTTTACGTTGATTGTGATTTTCATGGGGTTTTCCTCCTTCTGCCTACGGCATTGAGTACGGACTATTAAGGTAATGATCAATACGAGACTGCTTGGATAAGTAATAATTAGACAATTTATAGGCCCGGAGAATCGTCACACATCGATAGCCGTGATCCTTTTCGACGATATCCCAGCCGTAGATTCTCCAATAGAGCGCGTTCCCGATTGATTTGGCGCTGTGTCTGTACAAGTATTTACGCTTTTTCATGTTTCAGTCTCCTTTATCATAATTTCAGAATTTCCTTGAACATACTTTCAAAAATTGTTACCGGGATACTGTTTCCGGCTTGCTTATACAGCGTCCGCCTGGTATTGACGGCAGCCGCCGACGCGAAGTCATCGTCGCTGTACCCTTGCAGCCGCCAACACTCTCGCTCAGTCAAGTACCGATACTTACCGCCGCCGATCGGCAGGCATCCACTACCCGGAGCCCGATCGGGACGCTCGGTAATGGTGTAGCAGTAATTGGTGATGACTGGTATCCGTCGGATGCAGTTGGTCTTGCCAATGGCGCGTATCATAGACGGCGCCGTAATCGTATAGTAATCGTCGACGGGTCCGGTCTCCAGAAATAACTTGATGGGCAGCGTATCCATTCGGTGCATTTTGGAAAAATCGAATTCCCGGCCGCTTAGCGTCGAGATTGTGAACACTCGTTCGCGTCGCTGTGGAAGTCCGAAGTCCATGGCGTTGAGTACCGCATAATTACTGACGTATCCTAACTTACTTAACTCCAACACGTATCGCTGGTAATTGCGTACCATGTGACGGGATAACACGTTCTTAACGTTTTCCCAGATGATGATACGCGGCCGCCATACGCCCATGTTACGGACGATGTTGATTGTCTCCCACATCAGCGATGATCTTGTCTCGCTGCCGGGGTCCGCGCCTTGCTGGCGTCCGGCGATGGAAAAATCCTGACACGGTGAGCCGTGGATGAGGATGTCCGGCTTGAGGTTCCAACCTCGCACGTCTTGTGAGGTGTAGGCTAGGTCGTCCCGGAACATCGCATTGTAGGACCGGACGGCCTTCTCGTCGACCTCGACATAGTCGATGCTCTTAACCGGCACGCCGATATTTCTAAGAGCAATCCGGGGGCTGCCGATGCCCCCGAACAACTCCAGTATCTTAAGCATTAACGGATTCCTCTTTTTTCGAGCCCTAAGAGTACATAAGCCGTGTATCTAAGAGCGCAATAGGATTTCTGCCCGTTCCCGGTGTATAATGCCGGGCAAATCTCGCACTTTTCCTTTTTGCACATGTACTCCCTCGTGGCCAAAATTTCCTCGACGGGTGTTCTTTTTCTGTCCATGCTCATCCCTCCAATGCTTCAATTTTTTCAAGGAGCCCAGCTACTGCGTTCTTATCCAGCCAGCCCTCTACGTCTGCGGTGACCTCTGTCGTACTCGTGATTTCTCCTTGATATATCACTGCTAATTCATAGAGACCATCCGCGCCGCCATAAGTAAGAGGCCCCCGGATAACACTGGCTCCGTAACCGTTTTCAAAACTAAAAATGTTGATTTCGTTGCCAGTAACATCATCAATGTACGTTTTATCAGGCGTATAATTCCCAAATTTCTGTTCTTTTTTATCCAGTTCGTCGATTACTGACAGCCCCCTGCATCCGCAGGGCTGCCCATCCGCATTCCGGACCAGCGGCCCGGGGACGAGCAGATCCCCGCGTTCCGGCATGGCCTCAGCGACCATGCGAGATACTACGTAGTAAGTATTTTCTTTCGGCTCCGGTAAGTTCTCGACGGCGCCGAAAATCTGCTTAGTGATGATGATGCCGTTGATATTGCCGGCGAAAAGCTGCCCTTGGCTGCACCGCGGAATTGGCAGCCCTGACACGGGGATATCGCATACCGGGCGGCAATCATCATCGAGTACATTAATCGTGTGTGGGGTCAAGTTTACAAGTTTCATGTTATTTTTCTCCTTTTTTACAATTCAGTAATTTTAAGTCTTAAAACATTAGCGTATCTGTTGAAAATACCAAGGATTTCAGCTCTCATATCATTCTGCATCACATCGTTAAGCTCTAATCGGTGGTTGCAATCCCTATGACCACCAATGTATATCCCAGTGCCACACCAAATCTTTAACAATTCGCGTTTTCTAATGGATTCGATTATTTCTTCTACTTCTTCTAATTCCTCCAATAAATCCGCGCCTTTTCTTAGTTTTTCTATTGATTTTTTAACCATTTCTTGCCTCCTCATCTTCCGCCTTTGTATCGGCGGCCGCTGCGCACTAGATTCTTTGCGTGCCGGCAGCGGCTCCCGGAGTTGGTCGTCCGGATGGAGCGTTGCCAGCTTTTCTTCATCAGGTAATGTCTTTTTCTACGATACTTTTCCATCTCTTGTGCCGTCATAACGTACACCTCTGTTAATCTTTTTTGTAGTACGGACTGACAAAACCATCCGCGTTGAGCAGCAACCCCGGTGCCCATGGGATGGGTGCGCACATGATAGCGTTGATGCGGGCTATCTCGTCATCGTGCAGGTCCTTTTTGGGGACCTCCAAAACGACCTCATCATGGATGTGCATGAGCGGCTTATAGCCGTGCTGCACTAAGCGCTTGATGGCCAGGGCCAGGCAATCCCGGGCAACGGCCTGCGTGATATTCTCGACGAGCTTACCGCCGTAGGTCGACGTGTTGACCCATTTCGCGCCCAGCTGCGTCCGGTAGTGGATAGCCGGCCGCCCGAATTGGTTATCGGCAATGCTGGGCTGTGGATAGTACAGCTTACGACCACTGGGGAGCTGTATAGCCAGGTAATCGTATCCATACAGCAGATTACATTCGCGGCTGAAAATGATGCCGTGAGGCAATCCCACAGGCTGCGCATCCCGCATAACCGACATAGCAGCATTGTCCACGGAGTACCAATAATCTTGTATCCGTGGATTGGATGTACGCCAGCGATGTACGATATCCGGCAGCTCCTCCTCCGTCAGGCCTTGCTTAAGTGCGCCCATCGAGATGAGCGCACTAGGTCCGCCCTGATACCCAAGGGCCAATTCCGCGACCTTGCCCTTTTGGCGCAGATGGCCGTTGACGCCGTGCTTAACGACCGGGACGCCGAACATCGACGACGCCGATGCGCAGTAGATGTCGCCGTTTTGCGCAAATACATCCAGCCGCCACTGTTCGCCGGCAAGCCAGGACAGTACACGCGCCTCGATGGCCGAGAAGTCTGATACGCACAGCATCGCATCATCCGGGGCCACAAAGGCCGTACGGATTATCTGCGATAAGGTACTGGCGACGTCGCCATAGAGCAGCATCAGGTCTTGCCGGTCGCCTGCCTCGGTCAGTCTCCGGGCTACATCGATTGCCGGCGGTACGTCATGCGGCAGATTCTGCACCTGGACCAATCGCCCTGCCCAGCGTCCGGTACGATTGGCGCCGTAGAATTGCAGGACTCCCCGGATGCGTCCGTCACGGCAGACGGCCCGATCCATGGCCTGGTACTTGGCAACGCTGCTCTTGGCCAGATTCTTGCGGATGCGGAGCACCTTGGCCGCATCCCCGGAAGCTACTTGCAGAGAGCTTGCGACGGTCTCCTTTGTCAATTTCTCCAGCTCCAAATCGGAGTTATCGTTGATCCACGTCAGCAGCTGATTACGGCTGTTGGGATTGGATAGGCCGGTTATCTCGATGGCCTGCCGGGTCAGGTCTTCCCGGTGCTCCTCGTCGATGGCGAGGGCTCCCTTGACAAGATCCATATCTAACAGGATGCCGCGCCGGTTAAGCTCGTAGTCGAGTACCCAGTCATCCTGTACCCAGTCCGGGACCGGATAGGCCTTGAGTCGTTGATAGTCTGCCATCTCTGTCACAACGTCCTGGGCGTTGTACTCGCAAAATGTTGCCCATTTGTCGGGGTCATGCTTGGGCAGATTCCGCGTCCGTCCGCCGTTGCGCTTCGTACCCTTGCAGGGTACACAGAAATATCGGATGAGCGCCTTGCCGGCAGCCATCTTGCGCTTGTCATCCGGAAGGCCTAAGGCCTTGCCAAGATTAGCTAAGCCTGCGGGATAACCGAGGTATAAGCCGTGGAGCATGGTACAGCGCCATTGCTCTGGTGGCGTCGTGTACCCGGCATGATTGAGGCAGGTAATTTCAAACGCCGCGTTATAAGCGTGCTTGATGACATCCGGGGATTGCAGGTCCGCTAAAACTTCGGGCGGGATCTCCTGCCCTGCGGTAAGGTCCACGACTGTGACAGCGCCGAAGTCATAGGCATACGCGAAAAGTAAAATCTCGAATTCATCGGAGTCGCAATATTTAAATAATCCACACTTGCCGATATCAATGTCTGAATATGTCTCGATATCAATGCTTAAGTGTTTCATGGTCCTCATCCTTCCAATTCATCCCATGCGTACGGCCCCTGTTGCGGGCCATGCGCGAATACGCAGCCATCATCTTGCGAGTAGAATTTGCAGCAGATGCATTCTGCTGCGCTGTGCGCCCGGCAGTACCGCCGGACCGTATCCGCGTAATAAAATAGATGCCTTTCGGAAAAACTAAACTTAGCCTCAAGATTCCAATGCGTCGGGCTTCCGGTCAGCCGGCATAATCTATAATCGCTATCACGCCAGGCGAACATGCAATCATTACACGATCCCTCATCGCACGCCGCTTTCAGCCTGCGGGCCTGAATAATAAGTCTCCTTCTAGGCATTTCCAGCCCTCCTTTAGGTATTAAAAATGGACGCGCGGATTTCCACGCGCCCATGACAGAATTACATAATTTCGCCGGTTAACGGATTGACGGCTCCTGTGGCCGGAGCCTGCTGAATGGGCTGGAATACGGATTTAGCCGACGGCGCCGATCCGCCTAATGGTTCACCGTCGCGAACTTTCTGGACCGGGCCAAGGCCGCATCCTACGCCCTTTTTGCCCTGGTAGTTGTAGGGAAAGAAATTGACTGAGATGTTGGCGTACATGCCGCTGTACACCTTCGTAGCGTCCATAATGCGGTTAAGCTGCCCGTCAACCACATCTACAGGCTTATCTGCCGGACTGGACGCCGCGAATACCCAGCATCCCTTGCATTCGGGGCCAAATGTGTTGCCGCTCTGGTTAAGCCCATCGCCGTCCCATACGGGGTTAGGTACTTTCACGGGAGCTGCGCCATTCCATTTTCCGTTGATGCCATTTCTCGTGGCCGCGGCAAGCGCGGCGTCAAGTTTCTGCTTGCCTACGGCATCCGTCTTCGGCAGCAGGATGGTAGCCTGGAATTTAGGCGTTGCCTGCGGGTCACGGGCATACGGTTTGAGCAAATGTACATAACTCAATCTTACGTTTTCCAATACTACGCTAGCGTTTTCCATGGTTATTACCTCCGTTAATTATCAATCTTAGAAAATACATCAGCCGCGTTTTGCGTCAGTTTCATCGGCGGCCTCTTGTCAGATGTTGGTGCAAGTGTCGGCTTGCCCGGCCGTTTCTCGACGTAGCTACCGACGAGATCTGCGAATAAGGTCTTGCCGATAGCCTTCTCGGTTTTGGCCAATGTCAGCGGCACTCTTTCATACAGTACCGATTCATCGATACCGCTTTTAATGAGCGTTTCAAAAGCCGCATCCGCGTCGGTGAATGCCCGACTTCCGCGGCCCTCGACGACCTTCCAACCGGGGACGTGGATACCTTTCAGGCCGCAGGATAATCCGTACTCTTGGATGTCCTCAACCCAATCTTTGAGCAGCTTAGCCGCTTCCAGGTACTTACCAAGTTCCGGCATCGTGATCATCGTCATATCGCGTTTTTCGTGGGCCGTCTCGACCATGGCGGCGTACTTTTCAGCGCGGGCCTTGCACTGCGCCTTGGCCCGGCAGAATTTACACCATTCGCCGGGGTTGAATTTCCCGTCGTCGCTGTCCGCCTCCTTGGCCTTGGGGATGACTACATCCTCGGCCCATCGGGTCAATGCCTTGACAGTCATCGTCTCCTGCCCGTAGGCGTTAAGCCGGGGCTGCACGATATGCATGTGGACCCGCTCGAAATTGTACAGCAGCTGGTACGCAGCCAATGCGCCCAGGGCGTACAGTCTCATCTGGGGATTGTTAGTCGGGCTTACCGGGACGCCCTTGCCGTACTTAAGATCAATAACGTGCACCTCATTAGGCGTCATGATGAGGCAGTCCGCCGTGCCGAATCCGCGAGGGACGTAGTCGCTGAAGGATACGCGCTTCTCAACGACGATATAGGGCTTAGTTGGGTATGATAACAGGATCTCCTTGACATAGTCCAGGTAGGATTCCGTATAGCCGTCCATTTCCGGCTGATACAGCTCATTGGTGCGGAGCATATCCATCTGCTCCTTAACAACTGACTGGCTCATGGGCTCTACCGCATACGCTCGGAGCTTAAGTTCGGCGATGCTGTGGGCTAATGTGCCCTCCTCTGCAAAAGTCGATTTCGTTGCCGGGAATTTGGCCTCCATCTTCGGCGCCGCGGTGCATTCCAGCCAGCGGTGCGCGGAAGATGCGCTTAAAAATGCGTGCTTCGTGGGGCTCATAATCTCGCCCCCAGTGCGCGGAGGTCCGTTGCCAGCTCTCCATATTTATCCGCCGGGATTTCCATCATGGAGTGGACGCCGTATTTCTGCATCAGCGCTTGCAGCTCGGAAAGCTTACCGGTGTCCATGAGCGGCGCTGTTGCCGTAAGCAGCTCGTCTAATGTGTACTGCTTAGCCGGGGCCGTCGGTACCTGGGCGGCAGGTGCCGGCGGGGTAACGGTTACCGAAGGAGCTGACGGAACAGGTACCGAGACTTCAGAAGGTACTGACGGAGCTGGTATAACGATTTCCGGAGCGGGAGCGGGCTTTTCCGGAGCTTTCGGCGCGGTTTCTGCCGCAGGAGCCGCCTTTTCCACTACCGCATCCATAATCGGATGCTGTTCTGCTGCGGATTTCTTCGTCGTCTTAGATTTCTTCTTGGTTTCGGTGCCTGCATGCGTGGACATAGTAATTACGGTCTCACCGCTATTAGTTGCCGCGATCAATACGGCGCCTAATGTGCTGAGGTCATGCATGATGTTGTCCATATTGCCGTCTAATTCGATGTTAATTTTCATGATTTTCGTCCTCCTCTTTTTTGCAATTTAATAACATTTGGTTATAATATGACTCCTTTAACTCGAATCCCATGGCCCTGCGGCCCATTTGCAGGGCCATAACAGGGACGCTGCCGATACCCGCGAATGGGTCCAGGACGATATCGCCCGGATTGGTCCACAGCTCCAGGCAACGAGCGATGAGGTCTAACTGGAGCGGGCAGATATGCCGCTCATCTTTTTCGTCTCGGGCGGCGGCCCGATTGAGAGTGTTACTTTGCCGGATGTCCGTCCATACCGGCGATGCGTATCTACGCCATACTTGATGGCTGTAGATTGGCGTCGTGTTATATTTTTTCTTGGCGTCGACCAGTTCCGGATCAGGCTGCGGGCGTAACGTCTTAACGCCTTCCGGCTCATCGGCGCCGTAGAATCGCTTCAGGCCGTCATCATGTGCTACCGGCTCCGGATTATCCCCCGGCTTGCGGAACGTAACGACGTAGTCCGGCAGCCCGTTACGGCACATGGCCGAGTCCTTGCACAGCTGTTTATGCATCAGGCCCAGGGCCTTAGTCCTAGTAGCTTCTACAAGCGGGTCCTTCCAGATGACAACGCGGCTATGGTAGATAAATCCGGCGGCCTCGAACGCCCGGATGATTTCTCCGGGAAAATCTTTGAGCCCGATTACCCCGTCCCGGCTCTTCATTTTTGGAATGTCCATACAATGCACCGAGACTAACCGCCCTGGCATGATAACCCGGAATAGCTCATGGATTAGGTAGCCGAAGTGCTTATAAAACTGCGTATCATCCACACTATTACCCATGTCCCGGTCACTGTTACTATAGGTATACAGCGACGAGAACGGAGGGCTGAAAATACTGTAGTGGATGCTGTTATCCGGCAAGCCTCTGAGCATTTCTACCGAGTCACCGTTGTACAACGATACCCGGTTAGATACATACTGGCCTAATACATTAGTCATATTTTCCTCCGGTGTACATCATGGGGATGCCTTTGGCCTTGGCGTAGGCGTATTCCGCCATGCAGCCCTTGGAGCTCTGCCAATCGCCACACAGGAGCAATACATCGCACTTGCTCAGTAATGTCAGGCACATGTTAAGCCCGTCTAAGTAATCGAGTACGTTATACAGCGACCCGAATACGTGGATAGGAGAAATAAATTTAGTATCACATCCAAGGCTCAATAAGGTGCTGCCAGCGATGTCAGTTTCTGCGTTCACCAGGGATTCTAATAAGCCTTCTACAGCTTTTTTATTTTCCGCTAATCCCCCATAGGGGTGCGACACATAGACTCTTTTCATTTATGCTGTCTCCATTTCTGCCCATTCGGGCAATTCCATCGGCGTCATAGGCTTGTACTCCGCCATGATTCTAGTCGTCCGGGTCAGGTTTTCCCGGACAGATTCGCGGGTCAGCTCCGCCATCTTCCGGCGCATGTTGATGGCATCCGCTTCCTTGCGTTCGATGTTCTCCTTCACCGCGCCCTCTTTGGCGCTGATGATGATGTAGACATCGACCGGCTGCGTCTGGCCGAATCGCCAACATCGTCTGACAGCTTGGTAATACTGCTCGTAACTGTCGGACAATCCGACGAATACCATATTATGGCAGTTCTGCCAATTCATCCCGAATCCGGCAATTTTAGGCTTAGTGACTAAGCACTTAAGGACGCCTACCGAAAAACCTAACATGGTAGACGACTTATACCCTGCCTTATCAGAGCCGATGACTTGGCGAGACATCCGGCAGAGCTCGTAGAGCCTTTCGGATTCCGCGTTGAGGTCGCACCAGACGAGCCATTGCTCTTGGCTGGTGTTGACGAGATCCGCCGCCGCTTGGCAACGTGCCTCCAGCGACTCCTTCCGGGCGTTCCGGCGCTGAGTCAGTGTCAGCTTTTCCGTCGTCGGTGTGTCACCGTCGACGATGATCTCGTGTACCCGGAGCGGCGGCAACTCGTATCCGTTGTCCTCGTATCCCAGGTTAGTAGGATTATCGAGGACTACGGCCCAACCTGCCATCCACCGCCAGAAGGCCGTCTCTGCGTGCCCTTTCAGCCGCCATTTAGCCGTATCGCCGCCGTCGTGGACAAAAAACATGCTAAGCATCTCCGTCCGCGACATGACGCCGAGGAACTCGCTGTGATTGCCTAACTCCATGTAATCATTAGGTGCAGGTGTAGCCGTGCAGGCCAGCCGGTACGGCGTCCGGGAAAATGCCTGGATCAGCATCGTCCTCACCTTGCCGGTGAAGGACTTGAGAATTGAGGACTCGTCCAAGACTACGCCGGCAAAAACTGATGTGTCGAATCTATCTAACTTGTCATAGTTGGTTATGTTGATACCATCGACGACGTCGGACTGCCGCTCTACGACGACCGCATCAATGCCGAAGCGCTTGCCCTCGGCTGCTGTCTGAGCTGCGACGGCCAGCGGCGCTAAAATAAGCACCGGCTTACCGGTGTGTCGATGCACCTGGCCAGCCCAGGCAAGTTGCATCAACGTTTTGCCTAAGCCGCAATCCGCGAAGATAGCGGCGCGGCCCTTAGCCAGGGACCAGCGGACGATGTCGCGTTGGAAGTCGAATAATGCTTCCGGTAAGCTAGCCGCATCCACCTCGAATCCGCTGGACTCGTTAGGCCGCTCTTTTTCGGCGATGAATTGGGTATAATCCAATTGCGTTGCCTCCTGAGGTATGCTATAATTTAAGTGTATATTTTTAGGTTCGCGGTCGTTCTCTGTTGGCGCAGAGGGCGGCCGTTTTTCGTTCCGGAGCAACCCATCGCAGTCATCCGGGATACAGTATCCGTCATGCGGACACATCGCGCATTGGCTTTCCATCATTGATCTCACCTCCTTTCAAAATCTACCGATTAATAATAAGTTTTTGGCCGGGATAGATGCGGGCGTCAACATCTAGATTATTATCCGTGGATATCCAGTAGACGACGCTCCGAATATCCTCCTCCCGGTCGTCGGCGATAGGTCTTGCAATGGTCCAAACTGTATCGCCTTCCTGGACTTCGTAAGTCGTTGCGGGCGTTTCCGCCATGGATTGCTGCTCGTAATATCCAGCTAACACTCCGGCTACCGCCGATGCTAACAGCAGCAGGGCTATTTTTTTCAACGTTTTCACCTCCTTACGGCAGTTCGCCCGTATCTCGGTACCGACTAACGGCCCTTTCAACAATTATTCGGCTAACGCCCAGGTACTGAGCGAATTTTCCGGGGCTAATGTGGTATGACCAGCGCCGGCCATTAGGTCCAAGCGTCGCCGTGCCAAATGGAAAACGCTGATTTCTGAGGCCCATGCAGACGTACATAACGCCTCGGCCCAGCATCGCCGCCGCTACTTTGGGCGGTACGCATTTAGGAGTCATAGTACTCACCTCCAACTAAACACAACTAGCAGAACTTGATGGTTTGACTCCGATGTTGACTTGCTTTAGGTAACGGCTTTCGGAATCGATTAGCTTCTGCAGCGGCACGTCATAGACTCGCGAGAAGCATTTTAGCATGCTAAGCTTTAAATCTTTCTGTCTGATTCCTCGCTCAATGCAAGACAGGTAGTTTTGCGATATGAATAATTTATCTGCCGCGCATTTTTGCGTTAATCCGGCGTTATTCCGCGCCTCAATCAAATACTCTCGCATGATGCAGCCCCCTTTCTAAAATATCTCATCTTGCGATTATTATGATATCCTAAATTGAGATATATGTCAAGCTCATTATGCGATATTTTTCTCGAGTATCTATTGACTAAAATCACTATTTGAGATATTATAGTAATATAAATTCAGATAAATTAGTTCCGTTAGGAGCGAGCACTTATGAAGATTAAACAGATAAGAAGGATGAATAATCTTAGCCAGGCGGCTTTTGCCAAGATATTTGGTATCGCACAAAACACGCTAAGCCAATATGAAACGGGCTCACGAAAAGTTCCGCCTCAACTGCTACGAGACATAGCCGATAGGTTTAATACGACAATTGACTATCTGCTTGATGCTGATCAAATTTGCGATGATCGAATTGGGGCCGCATTAATAGAAGAACGCGAATGGCAAAAAATAAGTCGTAGAACGGTGTCTGAAGACACTAGAATTCCCTATAACGATTTAACCGCCTATGAAAAGAACGATGAGCCCATTAACTTATACATCCTTAAAATCCTATGTATCTACTTTGGTAAAAGCGTATATGAGTTTTACAATGACCACGGGATGTATGATGAGTATATCCCTCAGATTTTTGATGGCGATGTCGATAAATATGAACGATTTAAAGATGCTCGGGATGAAGATGCCCAGAAGCAGGTATTAGATACTAAAATTATCAATCTAAATAAAGAAAAGGAAGAATTTGTCACACTGTACAGAAAATATAAAGAACTGCCTAAAGACAAACAAAAAATCGTTGATGACGTAATTGATGGATTTTTGCCGAAAAAACCGAAGGAGGCCTTGCCGGATGACGATGACATTGATTAGCCATAAGCGATTCAACCTCATAGACCAAAAGATTGCTTTTTTCCTTAATCGCCTTCCGGCTAACACCCTGCCAATTAGCTTGAGAGCCGTAATGGAAGAGCTCTCCAGGGATGGCGTGTATTTTAACACATTCAATCAATATGCAGAATTAAATGGGATATCCGTAGGCCTTGTACCGATTAGACTGCATACTGATCACGCATGTTTGCAGTATGATAAAAGCTCTGGGGATGCGTATATCTACTACAATAAAAAAATGCCCAAAAGCACAAAGCGCTGGGACATATCACATGAAATCGGACATTATATTTTAGGGCATTATGATTCGATTGATGCAAACTCAGGATACTTTTCAGAGCAGGATACCCAAAGGTTAGAGGAAGAGGCTAATTATACGGCTAAACAGATTTTAGCCCCGGATTCGCTAGTAATCGCGGTTATGGCAAATCTAAATAAATTTGACCATGGATTTTTGTATATGGTGTATCGCACACTATTCAAGCTTAGTAAACAATCATCCATATACTGCGCGATGCACATGGAGAAATATTTCCGGTACAAAAAGGTAAACGAACAACTTATCCGTAACTATTGGACCCCATTAGCATCGTATTTAAATGATTTATCTGACGAAGATACATTTGAGCAGTGGTACTATGCTCATTTGATGGAACTCGAAAATTATAGAAAACAACAGAAATCTCATACCCTGCAACCGGTATCTGAAATTATGGCTCGGATGGGCTACGATCCCGGCTATAGTGTATCAACATCTAACTCAGCCATGTAACCATAAAAGGAGATGTATAAAATGAAAAAAGCAAAAACTATCGCATCCGTCTTATGTGCTCTGTTCGCAGCCGCTTCCCTCGTCGGGTGCGGCTCGGATTCCGGGAATACGTCGCAGAGCAATGTTACGGCGCCAGCTCACAAGGTATTTACAACGGACTCCAAGACTCAGAAGACGGCCTATCTGGTCGTCGTCCAGGATGCCCCGGTAACCGAGGAGCAGCTGGAGAAACTAGGCCAAGAGCAAATCGACGACACAAAGACGAAAAACGTTTTCGTCAATTTTTCCGATACTGATGTCGCCGGCATCCCGTATACCTATGGTAGTATGCAGAGCATCAACGGAAAAATCACCAAAAATTTTAAGCTGAACAAGGACTGGGCGAATAAGCCTACGGAAGATGACTATAAGATCTATACGCTGTACACCAAGTACATTATGCAGAATCCTCAGGGATCGTATGATGACTTCGTCGTCAGCTACTCCGGCGCCCCATCGGCGGCCGAAGCCAAAGCAAGCGTGGACAAGGTCCACGCCTGGATTAACAGCTAATTTTTTACGCAACAAAAAAAATCCCGCTCCCCTGCTGTAACAGGGAAACGGGATACGCCAATGGTATTACTAGTACCACCGGCATATAATCACACCATCCGCCAAGAGGCTGATTATACTTAATATTATACCATATCAGCCTCATTATTACCTAGAAAGTGAGGCTTATTTTTATGGGCATGAAACGAGCTAACGGCACCGGGTCCGTGTATAAGCTCAAGCAGCGACTCCGGAAGCCGTTTAAGGCCGTCATTACCGTCGGCTGGAAGGACGATGGTACGCGGATCAGAAAGTGCATCGGCTATTTCGAGAAATCCGCCGACGCATACCAAGCCCTGGCAGCATACCAATTGGAGCCGGAACGATTCGATAATCGCGATGTGACGTTTGCGCAGGCTTGGGAATGGATGATTGAAGATAAAAAAAGGAAAGGCATCGACATAAAAAAAGGACATTATGACACATCTCGAAAAAAATGCGAGCCTATATGGAACATGCCAATGCAACAGATAAGGTTATCACATTTACAAGCGGTATTCGACCGATATAAGCACCTCGGCAGGGGATCCCATGATTCTCTATTTAAGGCGATCAACGGAGTCTTCCGGGTAGCGATTAAAAATGACGTGATCCATAAAAATTATGTGTCTATGGTTACGTTGCCTCCAGCGGTTAAATCAACGATGCACTTCCCTTTTTCGGAGTCTGAAATATCTACCCTGTGGCAACATACAGACCTTAAGATAGCACGCGTAGTATTAATATATATCTACACTGGCATGCGCCCCACAGAGCTGTATGAGATTAAAATTGATGACGTGCATTTAAAGGAGCGGTATCTTATCGGCGGCGTTAAAACAGCTACCGGTCGCAATAGAGTAATCCCCATCGCAAAATGCATCTTGCCAT